CGGTTTGTATTGAGGCGGAGTCTTCCGAGTCCCTGATCGGTTCCTTCTGCAAATGGGTTGGCAACAATACCATAACGGGTCTTGAAGCCAATTTTTGGTTGGAAGGTGTCCTGACCGACGGCACGAACCATCTGGAGAGGAACATATGGGCAGTAGAAGATACCAGCGTCATATGCGCTAGAACCCTTATAACCTACAACATAATACTGATCTGCAGCAACATTAGCAGCATATGGATCAATATATACGCGATACTTACCTTGGAGAACACCTGCGAAGGTATTACCGGTATCATCAACATTGAGGTTAGCGTTGAGTGCAGGGGTGTAATCAAGAACACCAGCCATGGTTAGAGCGGAAGCAACATCAGCAGAGCAGATGATGGTGTTGCCCTTTCCTCTACGAGTTCTTTGAGCGATAGCGTTTGCATCTCTCTCGATCTGGAAGAGTAGACCCTTGAACTTCTCAACTGACCAACGACCGTTGGAGTCAACATCTAGGTCGAATACACCAGCGGTAGCAGTGTTAACAACAGCACCTTGCTCAGCAACCTTATAGATGGTTCTGATAACTTCTCTGTTGATTTCAGCGAGGATCTCAGTAGAGAGGATGTTAGCAAGTTCTGCTTCTGCGTTTAGACCGTGGATTGCCTTGAGGTCTTGAGCAAGCTCTAGGGAGTACTCAGCCTTGAGGGCGCGTGACTTAGCGGTTACTGTAACTTTCTCGATGCTGAATGCCATCTGGTTGAAGGCATTAGCAGCAGCATCTCCAAGAGCTTCAGATTCACCAGTGGCCATACCTTGACCAACATTATATGGAGATGGGTTAGTTGTTGCAGATCCAACTGGGTTTAGAACATTAGGATTAGTTCCATCCTGGTTGGTTGTACCGAAACCAACTAGACCATCGGTAAATCCACCAGTGAGGTTGCGGCTGCTGTTCTGACCAGAGAAGGTGGTATCGACTTCATCGAAGAATGTCTCAGCACCAGACTGACTATCGTAGCGGGAACGCATTGCGAAGATGAGTCCAGTAGGACCGTTCATTGGTTGAACACCACAGATGTCATAAGCAATGAGGTTAGGCATTGCACGACGAATGAGGCTGATTAGAACTGGGTCGAAACCAGCAACAGGGCCTGCAGGTGCGGCGCCACCAGTGAATCCACCAGTGCCAGCAGAGTTGATTGGGGAAGCTTCGCCAAGGAACTCAGCAGATTCACGGAGTTCTCTTTCTTGGTTCTCAAGCACTTGAGCTGTAACAGATCTTCTGTGGGAATCTTTGATTTCGCCTAGACCATCGAAGTCTAGAACTGGAGCCCACTTCTCCATTAATAGTTGTGAGTTAAATCCGTCCATTTGTTTGTAATACCTCTATTAAAAGTGTTGTTAAACTGCGGTTTGAGTATTATGTAAAAATCACTTCTTAGCAACGGTGGAAAGCGCGCGTAGATAAGCGTCCATAGAAGGTGAATGAGTCACTTCTTGGAAATTCGCTTCTTCGGTTAGATTTTCCGTTTCGTTTGCTGGAATACCAGCGTTTCTTGGGAAATAAGACTCCCTAAGAGTTACCAGCTTCTGGTAATAGTCATCTTCACTCTCAAACTCAACACTTTCTGCGAGGGTTGCAAGCTTATCCTTTTGGGAAACGGCTAAACCTTCGGAAACATTATTCAGAATTGTATCAGCTACAGATTCTGAAAGTTTGTTGTTCAGAGCAATATTTCTTTGAATTTGCTCGTTGAGTTTTGTTTCCATTTCATCAAGTTTTTCTACCATGCTCTCAAGCACATCATATTTTTCTTCAGGCATTGATACATAATGTTCTTCAAAAAGACCCTTCATACCAGAGATGAAGGATTCGGTGATCTCAGTCTTGAGACCTGTTTCTACTGCAAGAGCATTTTCTTCTAACCATTCGGATGCAACATACTCAAGGTATGAATCAACACGCTCGGTTAGTTCTAGTTTAATTTCTTCAATCTCTTCTGCAAGAACAGCAGCATAGTGCTCTTCTAAAGCGGATTGAATTTGTACGGTCTTAGCGTGAAGAGCAGCTTCAAATACAAGCTTTGCTTTCTCTCTGAATTCTTCAGAAAGTTCTTCGTCGCCAGATAGGAGAGCCTCAACATCTTCATCAATAAGAGAATCTACATCTTCTTCAACTACTTCCTCTTCTTCAGCCTCTTCAGATCCTTCTTCAGCCTCTACTAGTTCCTCTTCTTCTTCTGTTTCCTCCTTCATTCCACCACCTTGACCAGGTGTTGCAACTGGAGTTGCAGACATTCCAGGAGCATCAGCTGCAGCAGCTTTAGCATTTACAACATCCTTAACTTGCTTAAGGGTTGCACCTGGAACTTTGAGCATATTGGAACCATCGTCTGGACGGCTATTTTCTGGAGTTGGGCCTCCTAGATCTTCCCAAGCACCAGTTTGACCAGGAGTTACAACTGGAGTTGCGCTCTTAGATGGTGCTTCCGCCGCTTGTGCATTAGCATTTACAGCGGTTTTGGATTGTGAAGTGCCGGTTTCCATTTCTTGTAAATTCTTACCACGGGACATTTGTACTCTCCGATTACCTTAGTATAATCTGTATTTATTTATAATTTAGAGATTCGATAAAAACTCATTGAACAAATTCAACTTCTGTTCATCTAGTCTTCTTTGATCAACAAGTGTGTTGATTCTTCTTTGAGTTTGTGAAGCAAGTTGTTCACGAAGAATGCCACCATCCCATACCCACTCTTTACCTTCCATAATTCCCGATACAAAAGCATCTGGAGCAGAGGGATCTGCAACAATATCAGCAGCAGTTGCGAGCATGAAATCTTCGCCAACTACTTTATGTCCTTCACTAGTTGTTTGGAGTGAACCAACACCACGAGAAGAAACGCCTAACATTACACCTTCATCAAGAAGTGAAGATGCAATCTTACCCATTGGAGTATTAAGAATTTGTGCCTTACCTTTAAAATTATTTCCCTCTTGAACAAGAGAAGTAATTTTATGTGAAACACGATCAAGATTTACAGTAGGACCATCAGGGTGTCCTAGTTCTCCAAGAGCGCGACCTTTTGCAATAAAATTTTCATTGTAACGATCTACTTCACGACAAAGAGTTGTAATGGGATACATTCTACCATTTCTATTTTTAATTTCACCTTGTAGGAATACTCCCTCAATATAAAGTTTCTTAGCAGCGCCTTTTCCTTCGCTGATAATTTTTACATTTGTTACTTCTTCGGTGATTAGTTTCATGGTTTTTAGTTAGTGAATCCTACTTTAGTAGCTTTAACTGATGCGGAAGATGCAAAAATTACATCTGTTGAGGCTTTTTGAAGAAACTCAACACCATCATTTGGTAATGTGAAAGTATTAGTAGTCGCAGCTCCTACAGCAGTTGAAATACTTACTGTAGCCGAAGCTCCAGAACCATTAAACAACCTGACACATGTTGCTTCACTAATACTTGAAGCAGTTCCTGCAGTAATCGGCATTGCAACTTCTGTTGCAATTATTTTTGTTCTTTGCATCGGTATAATAAAGTTCTATAATAGTTATTTATTATTCTGCGTCTTCTTCTTCATATTCTTCTTCACTTTCTTCTGATTCTTCCGATTCTTCAGAATCTTCTACTTCAGTTTCTGCACCAATTTCTGCGCCACCAAACATAGATGAAGCAACTACTGGTCTAATAATATCAATGTTTTCTGCAGATTTTTGCATTAAAATTTCTTTAATTCGGTCACTAATGTCTGCAGGAGACTCGTTAGAAACCATCATGTTAATCAGATCATCCATTGTTTTAAATTCAGTGTTTACTTAAAATTATTTATTAAATTCTGCCACCTTTTGGCATTGTTACCTTAGGAGCTTCTTCCGTTGGAGGCATTTCTACTGCACCAGTTGAAGCTTCCGGATTCATTGGAACTTCTCCCATAGCCGCTTGTTCAGGTGCTGGTGGTTGTTGTCCGACTGGTAATCCTGTAGCTGGATCAATCGGCGGTGGAATAATTCCAGCAGCTTGTTCTTCTCCAATCTTCGTATCAATTTCAACTATTTCTTCATCAGTTTGTTTAAGAATATTTCTTCTTATATAATCAACTGAAAAATACTTTCCAACATAAGGTTCTGCAATTGCAAGAACATTCAATCTATTTTGGATTAATTCTGCTTCCTTTAATTCTGCAAAGTGATTATCGTAAACAAAATCAAACTGGATATGATCAGAAAGAATCTTCCAATCTTCGGGACTTACAATATTTTTAAGAATAAGTTGAGTCTTCAACATATCCATAAAGAGATGTGAAAATCTCTTTCTCATTCTGCCTACAAACTTAGTGAACTTAATTTCATCTCTTAAAATTTCAGATGAACGACCAAGATTAAATCCACCACTTTGAGCCAACCTTGATTCTGGAACACCTAGAGCTCTATAAAGTTTTTTCTGGAAATATTCAATGTCAGCAAGTTCGCCTAGATTTTGGCCGCCTGGGAGAGTAGAGATCTCGGTTCCTCTACCACCTTCACGGCGAGGAAGCCAAAAATCTTCTAACATCGCCATCATTTTTTTGTCATCACGAATCTCCCCAGTATTTGCATCGTAAACAAGTTTATTACGATAACGAGTCATCACATCACGAAGGTATTGTTCTGCCTTAATTTTTGGAAGATTGCCTACATCGATATAAAAGATTCTTCTTTCTGGAGCACGAGATAAACGATAGATAACCAGTGAATCTTCAATCATTCTTAACTGGTTAAGTGCTTTAATTGCTTTGTGCAGATATGATAAGATAACCTGTTTATTCCTGTCTACTAATCCAGAATGCACATATGTGATTGCATCTTTTGATATTCTTGCTGCACCACCAACTGCATTTTTAAAACTACTAGTAGTTTGGCCAGCTCCACCTCCTCTAGTGTTTGGATCATATTCATAAAACTCCTCAACTTCAGGAGTCATCATATTAGCGTTTGCAGTTTTACCATCAGAAACCATAAAAGATGGATTTAGAACATGCTTACCATTTTTTTTAATTTTTCTTACCAATTTAATTTTCATCGGATCAATGTATCTAACTTCTTTGATACCTTCCGATGGATTATCTAAGTCAATAACTTTGTGATAATAAATCCTACCATCAACATACCAGTTTCTTAAAATTTCATGGCATCTTTTATCAAAGTCTAAAAGTTCTTTGATATACTTAAATTCTTCTCTAATTAATTTTTTTAAGTTGTCTGAAGCTGGAACATTTTGTAAATCAATCATTATCGGAGAATCATTTTGATCCGATACAATTGCTTCATTAATGATATCTTCAATGGCTCCATCTACCTCTGGATGAATTGCCATTTCACGATATCTTTTAATTAAGTCATATTCAGATCTATAGACTCCTTCAATATCAACATATTGTCCATAAAATCCACTAGA